CGGTTGGTAACGGGTCGGAAGTATTCCCAAATCTGGAAATACGGACGATCACGGACGAAGAGATCCGAAACCAGACATATATATATCAGGGTCTCGATTTTGGCTTTTCGTCAGATCCGTTTGCTTTTGTCCGGTTATCTTACGACCAGAAGACCGACACGGTTTATTTCATCGATGAAATGTATAAACGGGGGTGCGGTAACAAAGAGATAGCGGATCGGATCAAAGAAAAGGGTTATCACAAAACGGGAAGGGTCTCCGAAGCGGTTTTTCTGGGTAGTGGGTACGAAGAGAGACAGTTGATCGTTTGTGATTGCGCTGAACCGAAGTCGATCGTTGATCTTCACGATAACGGGCTAAAGGCTATCGCTTGCCATAAAGAGCCGGGGTGTGTTCAATACCGGATCAAATGGCTTCAGCATAGAAAAATAGTGATAGATCCGTCACGCACTCCGGAAAGTGCAAGGGAGTTTCAAAATTATTGTTATGTGGTCGATCGGAAGACGGGGGAAATCACGTCAGAGTTACCGGATAAAGACAATCACACGATTGACGCAACGGCTTACGCTCTGGATCGGCTCATTTATAGAAAAGGCATATCAGCATAAAAGGAAGGTGGTGAAAATATGGGTCATTTATCAATTCATTGTGACGGTTGCGGTTCTGATTGGGTGGTTTATCACCGGGACGATTGGAAGGGGTGGAAAGCCCGGACGTGTCCCGTTTGTGGTAAATCTATCGATCCGGGGACGTGGGAGAGATCCGTTTTGCGTGGGTTTAACGAAATGGAAGACGCAAATCTCGAATTATCAAAGGATCATGCACAATATCACGGTACGCTTTTCACGGTCAGTTATATCCCGGACGTGATATTTCCCAACAAAGGGGAGTCGGAAGAGATCGATCACCTGAAGGAAGAGATCGAGGATCTGAAGGACGGGATCGAAAATCTCCGAAGTGTGGTAACGAAACTGATTGACGGTATTTTTCAGGTATAACAGAAGGGAGAAAAGAAAATGATTAAAAATACTGAATTATTCTATGTAAAGGCAAAGGCTTTTCAGGACAAAAGAGAAGAGATCGAAAGCAATTACGAAAAGGGGCTGAAGGCTCTGGATCGGTTCAAAGGGTCAAAGGGGTATGAAGAAGAGTTGACCAAACTGAAGGAAAAACACGAAGCGGATCTGACCGCACTCCGGGACGAATACCGTCCGACATTTTTGACCATTTTCGGGGGTATGGTGGACGCTATCGGAAGAAGATCCGTTTCCGCTCCGACAAACGACCAGATCAATCTTCTGAACGTCCTGAAGATGAAAAAGAAGGTCACTCTCGAAGAGTGTCAGCGGACAGCGGAAGCCGTGAAAGATAACCCGATAGCGGTTAGTGTGGTAACGGAGATAGCACACGATCACGGGATCATGCACTCTTTTGACCATTTATGCCCGGAAATGTCTTCCGGTAGAGCGTCCGAGATCGTAACCAACATGAAGGACGGTCTCGAAGATTGGTTGATGTATGACACGACCAAAGCGTCCCGTATGGCAAAAGCGTTTCACGAAGAGCATTACGGAGCGACTACCACTCCGTTAGTAAAGCGGACTCTTTTTGAAGACGAAAAGGGTTGTTTCCGGGATCTGATCGGGTTGGAAGGTGACTCGATGAAACAGTTTTCGGAGATTGTTGACGCATGACGGAAGGGGGGAAATATATGATTGATGATACTTTCCTTCAGGAAATCGGGCTGACGGGGGATCAGATAACAAAACTCCGTGAGCGGTTGGATCAGGTCTCCCGTTATCGTCAGATCTTACTTCAGGAAGGGGTCAATCCGAAATATGTCGAGACGGTTCTCCGGGCTACGAAACCGGGGGAGATTGATCTCGGTAACGAAGATTTACTCCGGGAGAAGGTTCGGGTTGAGTGGGGCGATTTTATAACAAAGTGTCAAAAGTGACGTAACAACAAATAGTATCAAAAGTATTGCTTTTTGATCCCGATAGTGATATATTTGAAGTGTCAAAACTAACGAACGTTAAAAACAACACTCAAATATATCACGAAGGGAGAAAAGCGTATGCAAAAAAGGATTTATGGCTATTGCCGGGTGAGTACGATGAAACAAAGTATAGAGAGACAGATCCGGAACGTGAAAGAAAAATATCCGGACGCTTATATCGTAACGGACGAATACACGGGGACAAAACTCGATCGTCCGGGGTGGACGAAATTATATAAAATGCTTCAGCCGGGGGACACGGTGGTTTTCGATCAGGTTTCCCGTATGAGCCGTGACGCTGACGAAGGTTTCCGGGTATATGAGGATCTTTTCAATCTGGGGGTAAACCTGATTTTCCTGAAAGAGCCACATATCAACACGGAAACATATAAAAAGGCTATGGAAACCGGAGTCCCGTTAACGGGTACGAACGTTGATTTTATACTCGAAGGGGTAAACAAATATCTTCTCACACTTGCAAAAGAACAGATCCGACTTGCTTTCGATCAGGCTGAAAAGGAAGTCGAAGATCTCCACCAAAGGACACGGGAAGGAATTGAAACGGCACGTCTGAACGGAAAACAGATCGGGCAGCCGAAGGGGGCAAAACTGACCACCAAAAAGAGCGTAAAGGCGAAGGAAGTGATCCTGAAAAGGTCGAAAGATTTTAACGGGGATCTCTCTGATCTGGAAATGATAAAGTTGACCGGGCTTGCAAGGGGGACGTATTACAAGTATAAAAGAGAATTGAAGGGGGTGAGCGTATGACTATCGGACAGAGTGACGTTTTGCGGTATATCCGGACGGAGTTTCCGGGGGCAAAGACGGAAGAAGTCGGGGAAAGCGTTATCCGGGTAACGGATCAGGACGGAAAGAAGACCGACTTCAGTATCAATATTTTCGGGGATATATTGGAAAAGTTACCAGACGGAAGCAACCGGATCATAGCGGTTTCGGATCTCCCCCACAATCTGGATAATTTACCGATATATGCAAGGGCGAAAACATGGACGAAAAAGGGGGTGTGATATGGTTGTTTTTGGGACGCTGAAGGTTGGAGAAGAAGCCGGGAACGTACTTTTTACGGGTGATCTGGATCACTGCCGGGAGTATGCCGGGGGATTGGATAAATCAAAATACTATGAGTTGAGTATATGCGAAGATAACGGGATCATAACGGAAAAGATAGTCGATCCGTTTGAAAGCATGAGAAAATATCGTGAAGGTGGACAATAGCAACAAAACACGCTGAAATCTTCCCATTTTGCCCGGAGAGCGGTTTTCGGTTCGTTCTCCGGGTTTTTCTATGCCCGAATATCCGAAAGCCGTTACGGGGCAAAATGAGCCGTTTTTCGGGGTGTCAGATTGACGAAAAGGGAGCGATTAGCATATAATAAAAAACGTTTTACAAAGGTAGTGCAATACGGTTGCAAAAGACGGTAAAACGGTTGATTTTGTGGAATAAACAACGTTGTACAAAGGTAGTACAACAAAAGTTGCATAAACGGAAGGGGGCGATCCGGGGGATATGGTAACAATCAAACAATATGCGGAAAGCCAAAACGTCACTTATGAAGCGGTACGAAAGCAAATTGTCCGTTACGCTGACGATCTGGGGGAGCATATCGTCCGAAAGAACCGGACACAATTTCTCGATGATTGGGCGGTCGATTTTCTGACGAAAAAGCGGAAAGAAAATCCCGTGATAATCGTTAATCAGGATAAGGACGAAGAGATCGAGTCTCTCCGAAGTCAGGTCGAGACGTTACGGGTTCAGTTGTTAACGGCTCAAAACGAATTGCTGAAGAGTCAGGAAGAACGGCTGAAAGCACAAGATCGGATCATCGTGCTTCAGGAAGAAGCACAAAAGACGATCGAAGACCGGGCAAAATATACGGCTCTTTTGGAAGATAGCAAAGCCAAAGACGAAAAACTGAAGGAAGCCGGGGATCAGATCGAAACGCTCCGGAAGGAAAAAGAAGAAGATCAGCGCAAAATCGAAGATCTCCAAAGGGAAAGAGACGAAGCGCAAGCGGAAGCACAATCGTTTACACGGTCGATTTTCGGCTTGTATCGTAAGAAGTAAAGATTTACCCGTTAACACAAAAATAAACGCTCTGGGGGCAAAATAGGCGGTTTCTGGGGTGTATCTGGAAGGGGTGTCGTTGTGTCGTTACGGATATATGTTGAAGGGCAAAGGGAAGACGTTGAGCGGTTTTATAATGAGATCGTATATCCGGAGTTTGGTCGGTTACGGGCTGACGATCGTTTCCGGGTTACCGAAAACAATATGGAATATGTGGAGCGTAACAAAACGACAACAAATGTTGAAAGAGTGATCCGGGGATATAGTCCAACGTTAAAATATCGAAATCGTCCGGGGTTGTGGGAAAAGTACGTTATCGATCTGGAAAAGTTGGAAGTGAAGGGTTACGGGAAGGATCTCGAAAAGATAACAGACGTTCAGGTGAAAATACATCTCCGGAGTGACGCTCCGTCAGAGATCAATCTGTTTTATATTGAATTTTTAGAGCCGAAGGGTGATCTCTTTACGGTGGATAAGGACACGGGGATATATCTGAACCGGAGAGATTATGGATCGAGATATATCGGGGGGCATTTTACCCGGTCTGAAGGGTAAAAAAAACATATTGATAATATAACGATCCGTTATATCGGAATAGGGAAAAAACATATTGATAATATAACGGTCTGTTATATCAGAATAGGGAAAAAATTCATTGATAATATATGTCAGAATATAGCGGATTGACGAAAAAGGTCTATCCGCTTATAATGGGTCAAAAAGGTAAAAAAACTGTATTGATAATATAAACGCTCCGTATGTGGTCTATATGTAGTGGAAGGGGTAAAGTATGAATGTAATGACAGAGTGGCTTGAGCAGTATTTCGATGAAGTAGAGCCGAAAGAGTTTTACCGGGGGATATTTCCGGAAGGGTCTTTTCAGAAAAGGGGTCAGAAGAGAAAATCCGAAACGGACGATTGGATATATAACGGGATCATGGTATGTGTATCAAAGGATAAGTGGGAAGACGGATCTCCCAAAGTGAAAAGGTTGGTCGTAACGGACGATCTGGACGTGATCGATCAGGTGGGACGGACAGACGATTTTTGTCTTATGAGTCCGATCAGTTATGTCGGAAGGAAGCGGTCAGCGGATCACGCTCGTTTCATGTATGCGTTTGCGGTGGATCTGGATCGGTTACGGGTAAAGGGGGACGATCCGATCGGTCTCCACAATCTATGGAATAACCACATAGAAAACATGGATAGAATACCAAAACCGACATATATCGTTTCAAGTGGGACGGGGCTTCACTTGTATTATGTGCTGACAGATCCGGTTGCTATGTTTCAAGATACGTCCCGTAAACTCCAAAACCTGAAAAGGGATCTCACGTCCCTGATATGGCATGATACCATAGTCGATATAGAGTCGGTGAAGGATATACAACAAGAAGGAATATATCAGGGGTTCAGAGTGCCGGGGACGATCACCAAAAAGGGAGACCGGGCAAGGGCATTTTTGACCGGGGACAAGATCACGATTGAAGAGTTGATCCGTTACACGGAAGGCTTCCGAAAGAGCCGGGAGCGGTTGGAAGAAGGTCAGTTTGTCAAAAAAAAGAGCCTGACGATCGAAGAAGCAAAAGAGTTATATCCGGATTGGTACGAAAGACGGATCGAAAACAATGAAAAAAAGGTGGTGTGGCACGTTTCCCGTAACGTCTATGATTGGTGGAAGGAAGAGATCCGGAAGGGTGCGGTCGTGGGTCACCGTTATTATTGTATGATGATGTTGGCAATATATGCCCGTAAATGCTCGATGTATGATCCGAAGCATAACCCGAAGCCCGTTACCGAAGAAGAATTGAAAAAGGACGCTTTCGGTCTTCTGGATCACATGGAAGCGATGACGGATAGTGACGAAAATCATTTTACCACCGGGGATATATTGGACGCTCTGGAAGCGTTTAATGAAAAGTGGATCACCTATCCCCGAAACTCCGTAGAGTATAAATCCGGTATCAGGATCAAAGTAAATAAGCGTAACGGACGAAAGCAAGAAGACCACCTGAAGAGGACAAGAGCGGTTCAGGCGGTCGATTATCCTAATGGGGAATGGCGAAATAAAGACGGACGGAAGCCAAAGAAGGAAATTGTCGAAGAGTGGTGTCTCCGTCACCCGGAAGGGACGAAAGCGGATTGTATAAAAGAGACGGGTTTATCAAAACCAACGGTCTATAAGTGGTGGAAGGGCTGAAAAATAACGCTCTGTATGCGATTATCAGCGGTTTCACGGGGGGATAGTGTGGTCACGCATTACAAAAACGTAATACTGACGAAGGAAAAAGGGCGGTCGGACGATCGTCCTTCTCTTTTTGTGGGGGAAAGTATAACAAGTTATACTTTATACCGGGGACGTTCTTATATATCCGGACACACGTCAAAAGACCGTTACACTCACACGTCAGAAGGTGAGGATCGTCTTCCGGTTTGATAAGGGAGACCAGAAAAAAATATTACTGTATGCGGTCGGCGGTCTCATATTATCCCCGGATCAGGGTCTTTTTGTCCGTAAATGACGAAGAACGGGGGCGGTTTTGGGGAAGTGGTACGACTTTTCACGTTATCCCCCGATTTTATAGTATTGGGAAGGGTGTCAGGTATAGCAAGTTATACTTACGGGGGCGGTCGATCGGTCAGGTTTCGGGGGTCAAGATACCAAAAGTTACAAATAAAGTGCAAAAAATGACATGAACCGTCACGGGGTAAAATGATGTGATATAATATCTCCCTTTTTGCTGATCGGAAGTCGGTCGAGTCGCAATTTTCCGGTTGAAAAATTGAGCGAAAAAAATTTGTGTGGATTTTTTGGGGGATCTGGATCGTGATCCGGTTGGTCGGTAAAGTGTCAAATCTCAACCTTCAGGACGGGGACGGTTGTATATTTCAGAAGGTCGGGGTCTCCCGGTTGAAAAGAGTCTAATTGAAGGGTATAGAGACCCGTCACGTCAGTATATAAAGTGAAGGGGGTTGCTCCGATCTCTGGGGTGGGGCGGTAAAGTATAACTTGTTATACTTTCGGATTGTGTAATAAACATTTACAAATAGACAAAATAAAACCGTGTCAATTCTAACGACCGTTAAAAGTGACACGGATTTTTTGACCAGATCGGGGACGTTATCGGGGCGGTTTTGATACCGTGACGGGTAACGTCATTTTTGATACTTTTTTTCGATCGTGTCGAGTGCCTGATCGAGAGTCCCCCAGAAGTGACTTTTGTTCCGGTGTATGTAATTGCTCATAAGCATTTCAGCATAATCGTTGAGTTGCGAAACTAAAAGGGATAACTCCGGGATATTATCGAGAGTCGGAGTGTCGATCCCTTCAGCGTGACACACGTTAAGAAGTGCGGTATCTAATACCGTGATCGGTGCGGAGTTTCTGATCCCGGAGTCGTTCGCTCTGGTCTTTTCGTCTTCCGTCATATAGCGATCATATCCCAAAAGCCACTCTTTACGGTATTTCGGGAAATAGAGACAAATAGTTTCGGCGGTCGTTTCCGTGAGTGGGGTTCTCAATCTGATGATCCGGTTCAGGTTCTCCGGGGTCATGTTTATTTTTTCGGCAAGGTTCACTTGCCTTATATTTTCGAGTTTCAGGATCATTTTGATATTTTCCGCTCTGATAATATCAATTTCTTTCGGTGTAAACATGATTTTATCTCCCTTCAGGTCTGTTTTATTGATGTTTTTTCGGTGTCGCTGACAATTCACTTGTTAAAGTAATTGTACTAATATTGATATAGAAAGTCAATAAGTGAACAAAAAATATCAATAAAAGGAAGGGAGACGGAAGGGTGAACAATCTGGATATAAGAATGTTGGTATCTGAAAACGGGCTGAAATATAAGGATATAGCAAAAGAGTTGAATATATCCCGTGAGTGGTTGTCCCGGCTGATGAAGGACGATCTCACGATTGATAACAAAGTCCGGATCATGGGGGCGATTGAGAGATTGACGAAGGGGGTTGAGTCTAATGACGTATGACGAGATTTTATCTCATTTTACCGTTGAAAGATCATATCCGGATCACGCTCAATGTGTATGCCCGGCTCATGCTGACAATGAAGCGTCCCTGACGATCTCCAAAGGAAAAAAACAAGAAGTGGTTATGAAGTGTCATGCGGATTGTAAAACGGCTGACATTTTGGAGAGAGTCGGGTTAAAAATGAGCGATCTTTGCTCTGATGATACGACTCCGGTCACGGGGGAGCGGTGGCGGTCTTATGTCGAAGGAAAAGAGAAACGAAAGATCGAAGACCGTTACGACTATATTGACATAAACGGTCGGTATGCGTTTTCCCGTCTCCGGTTATCCGGGAAAAAGTTTAAGTATGGAATTATGGACGGTGATCGTTTCCGTTATGGGTTGGGTGGTAAGCGAAGAGAGACGATCCCGGCGGTCTTTTGTGGGGGTCTGAAAGCGATCAGGACGGCGATTGATAACGGTCAGCGTATTTTCTATTGCGAAGGCGAAAAAGACGTGAAATCGCTCAATTCTCACGGTCTGACGGGGGTCACTTGCGGAAGTGCTGACGATTGGTGTCCGGGTTGTGCAACGTTGTTTAAGGGTGCGGACGTGGTTATCCTTGCGGACAATGACAGAGCCGGGATAAAGTCCGCAAAAGATATAGAAAACTCACTCCGTCCGGTTGCGAAGTCCGTCCGGGTGGTTGTCCCGACTCCGGATCTCGAAAAAGGGGATATATCGGATTTTTTCATCGATCACACGGTCGAGGATCTGGAAAAGTTGCTGACGGAAGAGCCAAAACCAGAACCGGAAGCGGTGGATCTGGATCAGTTTCACCACATAAACGAAATGACGGGGAAAGTTACCGGGGTTTATGATTACGGGATTTTGGAATACCTGAAGAAAAAAGAAAACCTGTTTGTTTTGGGTCAGATCCCGTTTATTTACGAAAGCGGAGTATATCGTCCGGATATTTCCGGGGCAAAACTGAAAACGATGATCCGGGGGCTGATATATCCGGAGTTTATCAAATCGACCACTATCAAACGGATATACGATCTTTTCATATCTGACGATGATCTTCAGACCAAAGCGGAAGATCTGAACCGTTACCCGGTCAGGTGGATCAATTTCCGAAACGGCTTTTATGATCCCGTTACAAAGAAAATGATCCCACACGATCCGAAGTATAGAGCGATCAATCAGATCCCACACTCTTTTGATCCGGTTCGTGGGGTTATGGGGGCGGTTTTCCCGGAGTGGCTTGACTCGGTAACGGGTTCGCCTGAAGATCTGGAAATGTTGCTTCAGTTTTCCGGGTTATGTCTAACCAGAGACACACGTCAGCAAAAGTTTATGATCCTTCTGGGTGAAGGTGGTACGGGTAAATCAACCGTGATCCGTGTTATCGATCTTATGATCGGAGCGGATAATATATCAAATATTTCGCTCAATCAGTTAACACAACGGTTTTCGGCTTTCGGGCTTATGGGGAAATTATTAAACAGTTGTGCGGATCTGGAAATTGACGCATTATCGGACGTTTCAACGCTCAAAAAATGCCTGGGCGAAGATACTCTGTCAGCGGAAGCCAAAGGGAAGGACGCTATCAGTTTCAAATCTTATGCAAAACTGATCTTTTCTACTAATGAGTTACCGATCGTCAAAGCGGAGAAGACAAACGGCTTTTATCGGCGGTTGCTGATCCTGACAATGAACCGTGTACCGGAGAAAAAAGATCCGTATTTTTTCGATAAATTGTCCGCTGAAATTGATGATTTTATCGTGTTGAGCGTGAAGGCACTTGAAAGATTATACCAAATCGGGGAGATAACAGAGTCCCCCGGATCGGTCGAAGCGGTGAAACGGTTACGGTGTGATAGTGATACGGTTGAAGCCTTTTTGACAGAAAAGATTGTGAAGTCACCGGATTACAAGATAAAGAAGTCGGATCTGTATCGTGAATACGAAGCATATTGTCAGGATATGGAGCGTCAATCCCTAACAAAACAAAACTTTTATCGGTCGATGAAGGTGAAGGGTTACGGGGAGATAAAAACCAACGGGACGGAGTATTTCAAAGGGATTTTTTACCGGGGAAATCTCCCTAAACCGGGGTGCGAAATCTCCCTAAACGATCAGAAGGGGGGAGACGATGAAGAAAATCCGTTTGTTTAATCAAAAAAAGGGATTTTTTCGGGGAGAAAAAGGGAGAAACCGAAGTCCCACAAAGTCAATAAGGATAAGGGATAGGGAGAAAAGGGAGAAAAGGGAGAAGGTTTTATTTATAAAAAATAAGACCACTAAAAGATACATTTTTATATAAAAAAATAACGACTCGAAAATTCTCTCCCTTTTCTCCCTAAACGGAAAAATAAGGGTTCGGGACTATCCCGAAAAGTGAGCCGGTGGGACTATCAGGCAGTGCTTGCGAAGTAACGAAAGTGAGGTGAAGAGGTGTCAAAGTACAAGATCAGACCATACCGGGACGGGACGGTCAAAGTGTGGGTTCTTACTAATGCCGGTAACGGGTATATGTGGGACGATGTGAAGACCGTTTTCCGATCGGAAGAAGAAGCAAAAAAGTATATCGAAGAACAAAAGAGAGGTGATAAAAATGACTCCAAATGAAAAGGCGGTTGAAACCAGAAGAGAACACAAAGAAGCACAAAAGGCGAAGGAACGTGAGCGAAGGGAGATCCGGGAAAAAATGAAAAAAACCTGTCTTCACGTTATCGATGATCCGTCAGCGGTATCGGCTGACAAGATCAAAGCGGTTGAGATCCTTCACGATTTACTAAAAAGGGGGTGAACGTATGGCAAAAGCAAAAAATTATACCGAAGACGAAAGAGTGATCGGGGCTTTCCTCAATAACTTTCGTATGGTGGACGTTATGAGAGAGACCGGGTTATCGAAAAATACCGTGTACAAGATCCGAAACGATCCCGATTTTCAAAAGGTGATCCGGGAGCGGAAGGAAGCAATCCTGAAGACAGCGGTCAATAAAATGCAAGGTTATCTGACGAAGGACGTTGAGATCCTTCAGGAAATAATCGAAGATCCGGAAACGTCAGCCCAAACAAAAGTAAACGCTATTCAAACGCTTATGAACCAATTACGGGATTGGACTACCACAACGGATATTATGAAAAAGTTGGAAGCCTTGCAAAACCCGTCTGGTGACGTTTCTGATACGGTTTAGGGGGTGACACGGTGAGATTATCGGATAGAGAGATAGAGCGCAAAATAAAGGCTCTGGAAGCGTCTCACGGGGCTTCAGCGAAACTCCGTGAAGAGGTGGATCGTCTGGATATAACGGAGCATATCGCCGATTGTTTCGTCCCGGTGCATGAAGACGTAAACCGGGGCGATCACTCTTTTATAAATCTTCCGGGTGGTCGTGGCTCTGGTAAATCGAGTTATATCTCATTGGAGATCGTAAACCAGATTATGAAAGACCGAAGCGGTCGAAGTAATGCGTTGATAATACGCAAATATGCGAATACGCTCCGGGGGTCGGTTTTCAATCAAATACAATGGGCGATTGACGTTTTAGGTGTAACGGAGCATTGGCGATCAACCGTCATGCCGTTAGAGTTTCGATATGAAACGGGTCAGGTGATACGGTTTTCGGGGTTGGACGATCCGACAAAACTCAAATCGTTGAAACCCGTGAAGGGGTTTTTCCGGATCTTATGGATCGAAGAGTTTTCGGAGATCGTGGGAGAGCCTGAATTGCGAAACCTTCAGCAGTCCGTTTTGCGTGGCGGTGATCGGTTTACGGTCTTCAGGTCGTTCAATCCCCCCATATCGTCCGCAAATTGGGCTAATCAGTACGTTGAGCGGAAGGACGATCGTTCTCTCACGGTACGGACAGATTATCGTATGATCCCGGCTGAATGGTTGGGGGAGTTGTTTCTCGATGAAGCGGAACGGCTGAAAGAGATCAATCCGAAGGCTTATGAGCATGAATTTTTAGGGCTTCCGGTTGGTAACGGGTCGGAAGTATTCCCAAATCTGGAAATACGGACGATCACGGACGAAGAGATCCGAAACCAGACATATATATATCAGGGTCTCGATTTTGGCTTTTCGTCAGATCCGTTTGCTTT